TTTGACGGTGTAACTTGCCCATATCATACAACTGAGGGGCTTGTTGAGATAACTGAAGCGCCGCTTGATACTGCATGATACGCTGAGCCATAGTGGCTGCATTAGGGTCTGAAACAGGGATTACATCTACCCTGCCGTCAAAGTCTTCCGTTCGGTTGTATTCACCGTCCATTTCATATGCATATTCAGCAGGCATGTAATCATGGATTACTTTAGCCAACAAACGAAGCTCACGCTTCATTGCTGCATGCATACGAGACTGCACACCAGACATAACCTTCATGGATCTCTCCATGAGAGCCAGTGTAGTTCCCACTGGAGCCTGTGCGTTCATGTCTCCTACTTGGATGTCAGCAACTGATCCAATGCGTCTGCCTTCTTCGACAATGTTCCCAAGTAACTGATAAAGCACACTCGACGGCTCTTTGTAAGGGATAAACGTAATCGCGTCGCGGATAGCGCCACCCGGCACATCCACGTCCCTAAATTCACCCGGCATAAGAGGAGAGTCGTCCCCTTTAATACGCATTCCGCGAGCTTTAAGACCTGCAGGCAAATTTGATAACGTACCTGCATCAATAAGCTGACGAAGTATGGATGTAGCGGATTTCGCAAGACCACCAATAAGATGAATAAGACCCGTCCCATAGAACCCAAGCCCCGGCAAATATTTGTAGTGTACAAAGTGTAATCGTTTCTTTTTTCTACTGTCTTCTTCATACCAGTTGCGACGAATAGAAAGAACGGTTGAAGATGATTTGTCTATTGTAACGACATAAGGGAGAGCAAGTCCATCTGGGTCGGCAAGATCTCCGGGAAGATCTAAGTTCGCATGAATCTCAAGGATTGTGTGCCTGTCATCATCTTCAATTACAGCAGACTCACCATCTAGCTCATCATACTTTTCTTCGATGTCTGTTCTGTCAGGAGAAGGATCTGGAAGATCTACCTCACGATAAAACCCATTAATCTGCAGTTCTAAAATTTCATTAGAGGTCTTCTTCATAACATGCGTATAGCGTTCGCATGTTTCTAGATCTGAAGAACCATACGCCACCACAAAGTCTTCAGCGGGAACAAACATGGCCGCTGGACGCCCGTTAAGCGGATCGTAGTAAACCTTTTTAAAAGACGAGCCAGCAAGCGGTAGCTTAAACAGCATTTGCTCAGTCTCTTCACGATACTCAACCATCTCTTCCGTTAAGAGATAGTTCATTTCGTTTTCTACACGCTGAGATTGCTTATACTTTTCAGTTGTAAGCTTACCCATAATTTTTGTGCGAACAGGACCAGAAGCTGGGAACAACTCGCTCATTGCCTGTGCTTGAAAGCGCACAACCGATTCAGTAAGTAATGGATGGAATACACCTGATGCACCTGCCCACGGCTGCTGGCGCTCTTCAATCTTGAGGCCTAAAAGATCTAAGCCTTTTACATATGCTCGCGCCCAATCCTTACGGGAGTCTCTATCAGACTCAAACTCCTCTATAAGATCAGATGAAAGTGCCTGAAGGTCTTGGTCATCCATAAACTCGGCGAGATTGCTTTCGTGATCTGGGCCAAGAAGATTTTCTGAAACTTCTCCAGTGAAATCTATAACAATGCCACCGTCTTCAGTTTCCATTGAAACCGCATCTGGGTTTACAATTTCTATTTCTAAATCTGGCTCACCCTCTTCCGCTCCTTGAATCTCTTCAGGATCAAATGGTTCCATTTGTTTGGTGATAGCCATATTGTTTTCCTCTACACTAGACCACAATATAACAGGTTAATTAATAATATTCCACTGGTCTTCTATATTGCGGCGTATCATCGTAGTCATCATTTGCTGATCTGATCCACCCACCTTGCCTAAATCTAATCAAAGCTTGAGACACAGAGTCAACATAGTCATCGTGCTCTCCTGATGGGAATGAAGCACACTCTTCAATCACATCATAAGCACCCTTTGTTGGTGGATGCCATATAACTCCACTAGCAAATAGGTCTGTTACTGCGTTTACACGAGCAATTTTATCCTGTCCACGAGAAGGAGTAAACTCTGTAACTGGTAAACCCATGGCCCGAAGCTCAAAGATCAGCGGCGCACCAGAGGCTTTCTTCTCAACAATCAACTGATCTGGTTCATACTCCCAGTATTTCTCGTAAGCTAGTTGCTTTAACTCTGGAAACTCCAGCTTTTCTTTGTACGCATCCAACAAAATAAGGTTTGGTGTTGCACCACCGTTAATATCTTGGTGGTAAAAGATACCCCACGTTGTACATGCGCTGTAATCAGAGCGTTGTGTCTTTAGAAACGCTGTATCCCAAGACTGAAGGATAGCCTGACACATGGGTGGCTCGTCATACTCCCACTCATTCCACCATTCGCGCTTGATAAGAGCGCCTTCTTCTGATGTTGGGTTCTGTTGATACTGAGCATTCCACTTAGATACGGGGATCTCAGCCTTAATTGCCTCTAATTCCTGTAATTTCCAAAACTCAGGCCACAAAGACTTGCCAGATGGCATGATTGCTGGGAGTTCAATCACCTTCCATTCATCAGTGCCTTCAATCTCTGCGGATCTTTTGATGATTTGCCCGGTAAGATCACGCTTTGACCAGCGTGTCATCACAATGATGATGGCTCCACCGGGTTGTAAACGCTGACGAGGCCCAGATGTGTACCATTCGTAGACCCTATCGTAGACTTCAGGGTTGAATTGTCCCTGTTGGGCCTCTTGTTCGGAGTGTGGGTCGTCAATAATTAGGACATCAGCGCCCTTACCAGTAACAGCACCACCAACACCAATAGCAAAGTAGTCACCTTTCTTGTTGGTGTTCCACCTACCAGCAGCTTTTGAGTCTGAAGATAGCTCGATGCCAGAAAAAACATTCTGAAAGTCTTCTCCTTGGATGAGGTTACGCACCTTACGACCAAATCCTACCGCTAGTTCTGCGGTATGTGCCGTCTGAATAACCTTTCTTTCGGGGTATTGGCCTAAGTACCATGCAGGAAAGAGGTAAGATGCAAACTCTGACTTGGTATGACGGGGCGGCATGTTGATAATCAGGCGCTTTAGTTCACCTTTTGCTACCTGCTCAAAAGCATCTGCCATTGTTTTGTGATGTTTGCCAGCAATAAAGCTAGGCCACATCATCCTAACAAACTCTAGGAAGTCCGTTCTTGCTGATTCTTTTGATCGTGCAGAGTCTAGTGCCTCAAGCTCTTTAAGAATTTCAGCCTGCTGATCTATAGGCAGGCTTGATATCTTATCAAGAATTGAAGAGTGCTTTCTCATAAGAACTACTAGTAATAATCATATCCATATTGAGGCATCATGTATGGACGAAATCCACCAAACTCTCGGTTGATCCGTGGACCGTACATGCCACGATAACCACCAATGCCACCTGACATATTTCTCATTCTTTCTTGCTGATAATCACGATATGCATCACTGCCCTCAAAAGCAGACCGAAGCTCTTGAAGCCTTGTTCTTTGCTCTTCAGTTGGTGCTAGTGATTTTTGATAATCCATCAAAGCTTGATATTGCTCATTTCCAGCAAATGTATCCTGCAGGTTAGATGGATAAGGGAATATGTTTTTTGGCCTACTCTGAAACTCTGGCACAAAGACATTATCTTTCGGAATAACATTCCTTGGCGCAGGTTTAGGAGTGGGAAGCTCATAAGAGATTGGTTTGTAGGGTAATGGTCTAGATCCGTAAGTGGAAGCATAGCTTGGTGCGAATGTTGTTGCACCAGAGGGTAACTGCTGCTGCACAAATTGAGACTGAACATTCTGGGGTGCCGAGAACACAGGTCCGTATTGCTGGTTTACTCTGTTAAAACTACTTGATCCATATGGGCTTTGATACGAATAGTTTTGACCATACGATGCATCCGAGTACGATGAGGGTGTTTGGTATTGTGGGGCATTGTATGCACCACCCTTACCACTAGTGCCTGATTGACTTACCGTTCTTCCTATAACCGAACTAAAACCCATAACAGCTCTCCAGCGAAACCCTCTCTAATATATCAACTAAATGTCGAATTGAAAAGTTCTATTGAACTTTCCTGTGGAGCTTGTGGAGGATGTGGAGGATGTGGAGGATTCTCAGAGAACATAGTCGGATTTAATTTCTTTGAACTTTTGGTTATCTATGGTTCTTATTCCGTATATTGCCCTGCATCTAAAGACTCTGGATGTTTCAGAGCATACTCAACCCGCTCTAGGGTTTCAGGCCAAGTGAAATGAAAAGTTGAAATACCTTTAGGGAAACCATCAAACGGCTCGATGTCTATATAGCCATCATCCGCAATCATGTAGCTGGTTTGCAACTTTCTAACAACCTTGCGGAATCTAATATAACAACTACGGGAATGTTTCTTTTCTTCCATGTGACAGCCTTCAGCACAGACCAGTAATTACTATAAACGCGCGTAATATGTATATATTATATATATTATATATATACTCTCTCTCTCTAAAAGAGAGAGAGATATA